GTCTCCAACAATGCCTTGATTGACAACCACGCTGATGTTTGGCGTTGTGTATGGCTTAGCGTCAGGCGTATTGGCTGACATTGGGTCGTAGTAGCTTCCAGCTGCATAAGAAGAAGCTGCGGCTTTTGCTGCGCTCGCTGAAGCTGAAGCTACGCCAGCACCGCCGCCAGTCACCGTTGGAACGGTCACGGTTGTCACGTTTGGAATTGAAGGCGACGCGACCGACTTACTTGAAACGCTTGGAATACTTAAATTTGGCTTTGAAACGGTTGGAATGTTTGGCAATATCGGAACGGCATTATAAGCGCGAATTAAAGCGTTAATTCCGTCAATCGCGCCACCAATTAAACCGTTGATGACTTTGATTACCCCAGCAATGACGTCAATGACGCCGCCTGCAATCTTGCCAACCACCTGCAAAGCTCCACCTAATACCGTGCCGACGACTGGCGCAAGATAGGTGGCGATATAGCCACCGAATTCTTTGAATGTGTCAAGGTTGTCGCCAATGGCGTTTTTGACGTATCCAAAGGCCTTTACAAGCCCGTTGATGATTGGGGTAAAGGTTTGGACGATAATCTGGCCAAGAGTCGTTATATAGCCTGCAAGACCGCTTTCCTTATTTGAAAAAGCATTGGCGAACGCGTTGATAACTGGCAGCGCATTTTCTGTGATGAATTTGATGACTTTTTCAAGTATAGGCAGCAATGCAAAACCAATGGTTTCTTTGGCTTCGTCAAAAGCTACATTAAGGCGATCAAGACGACCTTGAAACGTGTTGGCTTCTTGTTCAGCAAATCCAGCAAACGAACCGCGAAGTGACTCATAAACTTTATTGAAATCTTTGGTCTTTAAAATTGACTGATCTATGCCAAGACCCAATTTGCCAAGAGCGTTCGTGTTTCCGTCATAGGCCTTGCCTAAGCTATTCGCGATCGCTTCAAGCGGTTTGCCTGTGGCGCTTGAAATATCCAGCGCAAGATTGAGCAGCTTTTGAGCTTCTTCGGTGTCTTTTGTTGAACGTACCAAACGGCTGAACGCTGGGCGAAGTTGATCGTCGGTGACGCCTACGGCCAAAGCTGTCTGGGTGATGTATTCCTCGACTGCGGCAATCTGGGCGTTTGTTGCGCCTGTCGTGTCTTCGCAAGAATTCGCTGGGCTTTTTCGTCTTCCAACGCAGCTTTTACGCCGTCCACGCCAATCTTGACGGCATAAGCTCCAGCGGCAGCGGCGGCAGCTACAAAAGCCGCGCCAATAACTTTTCCAGCTTTGGTGATCTTGTCGCCAAAAGTGTCAACGTCTTGCGTCGCTGTTTTTAGCGATTTGTTTAGATTATCAACGTCTCCGAGAATGGAGAGCTTTAGGGTACGACTGCCAGCCATTAGTCAAACCTCTTCACTATTTCGGAAAAACTTTCTTCCCAACGTTTGACAATTTCAGGTTGAACGCTGCGAAGGGTTGGGTAAATCCACCAACCGCGAGAGCCACGACCTTCACGCCCTGACCAAACTGGAAATTGTTTATATTTGTTTGAACCAAATTCAGCGCCGCCCCAAAGGTCTTTTGTGGTTGCGCCGCCTGAAAACTTTTGAGCTGCGAAGCCATAGCTAATCTCACCAATGCGCGAAGACTTTGAAACCTTTGAACCTTCGGCAATGCGGCTCGCGACCTTTGGAATGGCACGGGTTGAGCGCGCAGCTGACGTGACCTTGCCTTGTACAAACTCAGCCAGCGCCGACGACTTTTCTTTGGCCTGAGCTGTGGCTTCTTCGTCCATTGCTTTGAATGAACGTGTGATCGCACGCAATTCGCCTTTGTCGTAGGCGATCGCTTCACTTGTCATTTGCTCGCCTTTCCAAAATCTCGATTGCGGTCAATATGTCTTCAGCTGTTTCGAATTCGGAAGCTGCGAGTCCCGTTGATAGTCGCAGCTCCCAAACAATTCGATTTAAGCTTCCGACTGGGTAGCTTTTGGGTCTGTCTCACCAACTGTCACGTTTGCGACTGTATCGCACCACACGTCAAAAGGTTTGACGGGCTTGCCAGCAGCTTCGCGCTTCATGGCGTGATAGGCCAAGAAACAAAGATCGGAAATTCCAATTTTGTTTTGCGCTTGACTGATGATGTTGCCCGTTGACTTCTCCCACTTTATCCATTCAGGTGGCGCGGCCACATAAGTGGCCACGTCGCCCGAATTGAATTCGATCATAATTGCTAGTTTCATTCTTTTGCTCCCGACTTAGTTTTTAGCTAAAGGTTTCTGTTGGTGTTCCCACTACGGTAAAGCTGAGTGAGACTGTTTGTGCGTCTGGCGCTGTTCCGCCTACCGCTGGAAATACTGGCAATACATTGAAGGCGAAGACTGCGCCTGATACCGCTGTCAATGAAACTGCCAATGTTGTGTTTGGTGCGCTCTCGCAAGCTGACCAAAGAGCTTCACAAAGTGAAGAAGCTGCTCCCCAATCTGCAAGCATTTCGACGTCAAAAGTCCATTGGTCGTCAATGTGCTTGTAAGCCTTGCCGTCCAATGTCTGATAAGTCTCGATTGTTGGTGAGTTTGCTAGTGTCGCGCTAGTTGCCTGCGCGTCATAGTTGGCGGACGCAATCGTCAAAGTGAGATCGCGACCCGTGATGATTGTCGTTGCCACATTAGCTCCTTGTTAGTTTGTCTGGGTGTAGTACGTTGAAACGTTTATGTCTGCACATAGCATGGTCGAAGCCCCTACTTCAAGAGGCGTTGGCTTTTCTACGTTGCCGACAATGTATCCCGACGGCATTGCCGCGAGAATTCCAATGATTAGCTGCTCCAAGTTATCGAGCGAAGCTGGGTTTGAGTTGTAAGACACGATTGCCGTGATCACAAAATTAAGTTTGACTTTTGTTACTGCGTCGTTAATCAAAGCCATTTCCATGTAAGGCGTTGAAGGTACGACGACAATCGCTGGCGGAATGGGTGATTCTGGAACGTATCCGTAAGAAGTCGCAGCTAGTGAGCTGAAGGCGCTCGCAAGCGTGGCGCGAGTTCCAGCAATGGTTGAAGCCGTCATTGGACAACCGTTTCAACGTCCAAATAAGGCATGAGTAAAGTTGACACTCGATTGGTCAAGCTGCGTCCCATTCGGTAAGGCGTTGAAGCAAAATCCACGCCCTCGATCTGGCCACCAGCTGCAACGCGAGACTGAAAAACTTCGACTGAGACGGCAAGAATGGCTGACTCGATTGCGTCATTTCCTGCGTAAATTTCGGCCGCTGAATATCCTGAAAGAGTAGCTGAGCCGCTTGGAACAATGTCCCGAAGGGTTACGTCAGCGTTTGTGATTGCGGCGGTGAAGTAATAGCTGCCAGCTGAAACGACTGTCACGGTCGCGCTGAAAGGCGCTGGCAATCCAGCGACAATGACTGACTGACCAGCAACAAAGTGATGTTCGCGGCTTGTGTAGTAATAAGCCACGTTTGAATTTAGCTTGTAAGCATTGACCGCTGAAGTATTAGCGACAAGCATTGGCAAAATTACGGCCTCGCTTGTATTTACAATTTCGTTTAAATATGCGTCATTATATAAAGACGAACTCACGCCTAGCACCGCGCGAAGCTGTGCAGCTGTAACAATGCTAGGCATGAGCCGTCCTTTCGTTCTGCTGGCCTACGTTCGGGAGCGACCGCAGGCCATGATTAGTTTTGGCGATTAAGCCTTGTTGTTCTTGAAAGCGCCAGCTGCGATCTTTGTCGCTACTGCACCGAATGAGTACACGCCCACGGTGATTGAACCGTCAGCTGTTGACTCAGCACGGAGAGAATACTGTGTGCCTTCGTACCATGTGTATGCGTCAGGGTTAACGATCAAGATTGTTCCGTCGCCGTCGCCTGCGTTTGTTGGGTCAACGTACAAGTTGTATCCTGCAACGTTTCCAAGAAGTGAAGTTGGGGTTACGACGCCGCCAGCGTTTTGTGGCTGAGCTGCGTTGTAAATTGGGCGACCTGAGTCGTTAAGTCCCATGATGTTTGACCATTGTCCAGTAGACACGATCATGTTGCGCGCGAATGGATTGGCAAGACCAGCGGTTGCAGCATAAACGGAAGCTGCGCCGCGTGAAGTAATTCCAAGAAGTTCGGTTGCTGTTGGATATGTTGATGTTGTTGTCGCGTCAGCTGTTGCGCCTGAAATAAGAGCTGCGTTGACATAGGCGTTTTGAGCCTTAGCCATTGCCGCGGTCATATTACGAAGAAGCTCGTCATAAAAGAGCGGGCTTGTGCGCTGAAGCAATTCTACTGAGAATTTTTGTTGCCCAGCAAATTTCTTGAC